CTTCTAATCGTTGACATAAGAGTTCCCTACTTAAATAAAAAATAAAGTAAACTCCGTAACCAATACCCACTTCACGAAGAAGTGATAGTATAATGCATCAGCATCCCTAGGATATAGGAGTATTGAGAGGGCAAGTTCTCTTAGAGGCCCGGCTGGATAGATCGATTCGTAGAACCAGCCGTATGAGTAATTTAACTAGGTGTTAGCACGGGGGGGTGGGTGACAGAAGGTCACATCATAAAATTGGTGAGCTAACACTTCGCGATTCGAGATGTCGAATTAGAGTAGTGTGTTGGGTACATCCATTTTCTTTACACCGGATGCTCCGTGAAGACCTCCGAAAGAGAAGTCATCACCGCAAGCGCGATATACGTACATGGATGCACCTTGGGTGTTCGATAAGACTATCAGCGGTAGAGGCTGATAGAATTTCTGGCGATTGGATTGGCTTTGTTCACCAACGCAGGGCACCATGTGGCCGGCACAGTAGTATGGCACGTCTATTTCGATGCAAGACGACTTGTCTAGAAAAACAAGTTGCTCACGATCGAACAGACCTGGCACGTACGTTGACGCTCCACCTTGGGACACTTCGTTGATGAATTCGTTAGTTCCGGGGTCAGCTTGGCGCGTATCCAACAGAGTCGTAGAAATGGTAACTCTGATGGGTAGCGTGGGGTCGAATTTCGTTACGGTCGATTGGTCGAAATAAATCTTCAATCGCATACTCCCACGAAAAAAGGAGTATAATTGGTAAAAGTATGAGAAGTAATCAACATAACTGCTAGCTACCAGAAGCGTGGTGCCAGACGTCTCAGTGGTTTTGGAAACCCACCAAGGCGAAATGACATAGCTCTTAGTAGCAGAAGTCGCTTTGACTTTTCCCACACGTCGGAAGGTCTTGAGAAGTTGGCGAATAGAATTTAATCCTTCACCAACCGTAAGGGCGTTTGGCAATAGAGTCGTGGCAGTACTCTCGGTATCATGTTGACGCACCTCAGCAGACAGATTGTTGGCAGCGGTACCTCCAATCTGGGCTTCAGTGGCGTCATTTTCCTCCAAGGATACTCCATAATCTCCTGGGTTCAAGTCTCGTTTGGTCCGGGGTTTGGTAGTTTTGGGTGGTTGAATTAGGTCATCTATATTACTGACAGACGCAATAGGTGCGGCTTCCAAAAATGGAAATTTAATGTCTGGTAATACCATGAACTGTGGTCCAGTAGGACAGGCGAAGGAAGCGTCAGCGTCCATAGAAACGAATGCAGTCACATTCACAGTAGTCGACACTGCTGCCGAAGCTACTAGAGCGTTAACTACAGCAATTTCTAGGGAGCCTAGGATTGCTCTGCCTGGTTCTGCTCCGTTACAAGAAAGCCAAGGAAGGGCATTGTTGTAAGGAACATGGATCTTCATTACGGCACTCTCAGTCAGATCTACAATCTGACTGTGTGCCATTCCTGGTGTTACGTCTAGCTGAGCGTCAGCTGAACCAACACCTGCGAAGGGTCGAAAAGTGACACGAAGGCGTCCTGCGTGAAATTTGGTCTTAGCGAAGTGGAAGGTGAAGTGGAAACCTCCTCTCCAGTAGGAATGGACTCCTGCTAGAAAGAAAGCGGGTGGGGGATAGTATTGAACGTAAATGGGTGCGGCGGTAGTGGTGATGCTTTGGGTTAGTACGAGTGGGTTAAGGTAGTAAGTCTGCAAAACTGCTCCAGCGGCGTTGTTAGTAGTCCAATTAAAGGATCCGATGTACGCTGAGCGTTGGGCGATAGTCGAGTAGGACATCTCGTCCACGTCAGTTCCAGCAAATCCAGTCATCGTTACGAGTTCGTTGGCAATCGAAGCTCCTGCTTTATGTGAAGTGTCTGCTCCATCATAGTTCCACATATTGGAAGCAGGGACTTGGAGTAGTCGGGAAACGGGTGCGGTGGTCGTTGGTTTAGAAAAGCCTAGCAAATTAAGCATGTTGGCTGAAGCATGTGCTATATTCTCTACAGGTCGTGACAGAGCAGACAATCCTACATTTGGAAGAATGTAAGATGCGGCTTTGCCAATTCCTGAGACAATGTTCGAAATTGCTCCAGTTTGATGCATATGGCTAAACTCTCCTCCTATCTGAGCGAATGTGGTGGCGATCGATTCGTTGGTCGGGTAGAGTAACTCGATGTCTGTGAAACGGGCCCATACTGAGAGATCAGCAGTGGTCGTTCCATTAGACGCGAGTGGGGAAACTACGGAAACTTTGATACTTCCGTATTCTCCCTGGCCTGTAACTAGGTTAATGTAAGAATAAGCAGATACTAAAGGAATATCTACTAGTTCAGCGGCGTTAGTTGTGGCAAGATTGAACAAAACTGATGGGTTAGCGGTAAGTCCTCCAAGTGAATTGGAGTTGTTTTGTTCATGTTGTCCTTGGGATTGTCCTCCTGGGTAGTAAGAAAGAAGGAGGACTCCAGCTTGTGTGGGTTGGGTAGTTAATCTAACAGTCACGGTCAATTTGGCGCGCATGAATGAAAAACCGGTAGCTTTGGCAATATTTTGTTCGATGGCGGGAGTCCCTCCTTTCTTGAATAGTTCATAGGGATACTCTCCTTCGTACAAAACGGTGCCAATGGTATCGGCTGTCGTCCATGTTTTAGTCGAGACACGTACATCACGGGATAAGAAATCCTCAATACTGTGTCCTTGGTCGGCGGCGTGGGATCGGAAATAATTGCGGGGTAAAGATCGTACTACAGGAGTGTAAGCTATTTTAGCTGCCTCTCCTGCATCGAGCATAGTCAGGGTGTCGTGGGTCGTGGGAAGGGTGGATTCGGCGATGTCTGAGTTTGCGTTGAAAGCGTTGATTTGGGATGTTTGTTTGTTGTCGGTAAGTCGGTTAGTTTCAATGGAAGTGTAACTTAGCACTTTCCATCTATCTGTGTTGTCCTAGATTTTAGAGGGCTGCTCTGAGCATCTTGGACGGTAAGTATGAATATACAACTCGTCATGTTAGTAGCGTTACGTTCCTATTGTTAGACACAGAAATTTTTGTATTGGGAATGCAGGGGTCACACTAACACCGTCACATGCTTACAGCCTTTCAGCTGCGCACACGTGATACGTCGCGAACGATTCAATGATTGGGTACATATTCGAAGCTTTGCAAGCTTTCACAATGCGCGGAGTCCACGTGTTAAACACGTCTTTTCCGTGCGCTGCTAGTTCCTTCAAAACTTCCTGGATAGTATCCATCTCTACAGCACGTTGGTCAGTGCGGTTCGAGCGAGTCCAGTTGAGCATGTCAAGTCGTGAGTTCAAGTCGGCAGGGCAGGTGTGGCGTCCCAGAAGGGGAGACCACAACCAGGTTCGTTTGAGAAAGCTAACTTCCGTTATGGGACGGAAATCAACTAACTTTCCGGTTTTGGCTTCATCGGTGTACTCCATACCTAGATCTGCGAAGACCTGGGTAAGAGCGGCCATCGTAAACCAAGGGGCGATTTCGTCTGAAACGTTAAGAATGTTGTCATCTCCATAGGCAACCAATTTAACGTGTTGGTGGAATTGGCTAATCGAGCGGTAAGTCGGGGGGGCGAGCATGAGGTAGCATATTCTGAAAGAGTACAAATTGTACAGAGTGTTAACAATTGAAGTGGCAGGGAATCCAGAAGGGATTCCATGATCAACTCTGTACAACATTCCTCTAACGTAATGCGTGGCAAAAACTACGCTGTTCCATAAGTTGCGTCTTATGGTGGCGTTCTCCTCTCCATCATCGTACCATCTGTTGATCATGTCAACGATCTCAAACAAGATCATTCTAATCAACGTTCCGTCAAATTGTCCGAAGTCTCCGGCAATCATTTTGTCTCCTACAGATTGTAAGTAGCGGTGAAGCTCCTCCCAATCCTTCGAAAACGGGTCAATACCAATCGCACTTCCATTCTCAATTTTATTCTCCATCATATGAGCAATAAATTCGAGAAAGTACATGCGAAAGGCAACGGTGAAATGCATGGGTCCGTTTGAGAAGACGCGGGTTTTGCCAGCGTCTACTTTTGCAATGGGGCGTTTTTCGTCTTTGAGTGTGTCTAAGAAAACGATATCTAGGGGCTGTGATGTGCGAGCTTTATCTACTAAGTCAAACACTGCTGTGCGCAATTCATGTGCATCTACAGTGTCGAATTCGTAGTCTTCTTCTCCCATCCAAGTCGTCTTTCCTTTCTTCTTTCCTTTTTTGTTGATCCAGGGCCATCCGGGGGATGTTACTCTGGATACTCCATTCATCAGGTCATTGCCTGGTACTCCTTGGACTGCAACTTCGTAGGTCGTTACAGCCGGTCTCCTCTCTCCTAATCCAATCTCCATCGTACGCAGCACGTCCGACGAGACTACATCTAGTAATTCTCTGTCTACTAGACCACACCTCTTTCCCAATTTCTCAACACCTTTGAGCATTGGGTCAATCTTCTCTCCTTCTGGGTTAGTGAATGGGCGTAAGTAAGCGGGTTTGGTAACTGTTTCGAAGACTTGGTTGTGTAGTGTTGCGGGAATCAAAGCCGAGCGGGTGGTCTCTCCAGGTCCGTCTAGTACTCCTACTGGATGGAAGGCTCCTGAAAATGGGAGCGTCACGTTGGCTACTTGTGTTTCAAAGGGAGCGCAGCATTGAGCTTCTGCGCTGCAACCTGAGATTAAATCTTCGAGCATCTCACAAGTAACTGCAACTGACCAATTCAAACCTCCTCCTCCTGCTACGTGCATGCCTAAAATCTTCTGTTGGCATGTGGGTTCATGTGCGTACAAAATTGCACCACAATCTCCTTTCTGGGTTATCATTTGGTAGTTGTAAACGTTTCGGCTCACGAGGGGTTGGTAGTTCATGAGTTGGGCTCCTAAGATGTTAGTTTCGGGTTTGCCTTTGTTGTCGTATTTTGGGATTGTTAGTCGGTATTCTTTTTTGTCGTGGGGGGTAATCACTCCAGAAGCAGTAGAAAATTCTACTTCTTGATCTTCGTTCAGCTTCATCATTGACAGTACTCCGTTAGCACTGCCTTCTATTTTTTGTTGGGCTACTACTGAAGTGAAGTGTTTAGTCAAGTCTCTTTGTGCTGGCAGATATCTATGCATACTAATAAGCATAATATCATTATCTTCGATGATCATTGGTGATCGGTCATCGGACAGGAAATCAGACACGCTAATGTCGATCTCAACCGTCTTGTTCTTGAAACGTAAGCACCTCAGTGAAGAGGCTACACCTTCAATCCAGGCGTAGAAGTGCGCGGGTAATAAAACCAACGAACCTTTGATCAGTGTGGCAGTGCCTAATGGGGCAATGTCACCACTGTTGGCCACGGCAAGCAACATGTATTGTTGCCTGCGTACCATTTCCATTACGTTCCATGCTTGTTGGTCTGCACGGACCTGTCCTTCTGTTTTTGCTTTAGCAGTAACTGCTTTGTGTTTAGTAGTGAAACGACTAGTAGGTTTGTATTTGGGTTGTTGATTTTTGGTGCAAGACTGCGATTCAACGGTAGGCTTCCATTGCTTCCATAAGTAGAAAGCAAGAGCGGCGACACTCATAGCTCCAATCGTCGTCAAATGATTGTCTAAAAAGCTAAGGCTGTCGCGTACCATTTTTCTCCAGTCACATGAAACCACTGTTTCATATGCAGCTTGCATTTGTCTTTTTGTGTTTTCGAAGGCTTGGCGTGCTTTTAAGAAAAGTTTTTGGTGCATCGACATCTCCTTTGGGACGTGTCGTCTGATTTGATGTTGTCTAAATAAATTGTAAAAAAAAGGAAAGTCAGCGTCCCAGTTTTCTGTTAGTAGAAGTTCAACGTCTAATTTGTCGTCCATTGGTTTGGACAACAACTCCATGCGTAAGAAGTCGTTTTGCATTGCTTGTTCCGAAAGTGGTTGTTCTTGTTCGTGTAATTCTAATAAAAATTGAAAAAAATCGTTGATTGAGCGTGTTTGTGGTTCCTCCGCGTCGTAAAATTGGTCTCCGATTTGAGCTTCGGTGTCGTATGCGCGTGGTTCTTGGGCGATTCTGTTAGCGTAATTTTGAATGTCATTCACCATCGTCTTTCCTCGGCGAATGCGCTCAACCATATCACGCTCCATCTCAGCGACTACTTCATCGTACGATAGTCCTTTTGCGTCTTCGTTAATTTTTGTGTGTCTGTCCGCGCAAGCGTCGAAGGGAATGAAATTGTAAACGTTAGTGTTAACTGCGGCTTTGACTCCGTTGATGATTGGGGCTTCGTCTCTTGCTTTTTGTACATCTAGGACGACTTGCATACGTCCGTTCACTTCACGAAGCATTCTGTATTCTTGTTTGATTGTGACGTGGTATGAGTGGGTAAAGCGGCGGAAAAGTGCTTCTTCGTAGTTAATCGATTCAATTTTAAAATTGCGAACGTTAGATGAAACGATGATGCATTTTGCTTGAAAGCGGGTGTTAGCTTTGTCTTCTAGATTAGCCATTGGTAGTGCGGCGGGGAAAACGTTTTGTCCTCTGATGATTTCGAAAATTTCGGGGTTACGTTCTTTCTCATCTCTCAGTTGAAAGCCGTCGTCATAGACAACGACCCACTGTCCTCTGTATCCATCCCAGAAATCCTGTTCTGGGCAACGCACGTAAACATGCTTGTCTACGTCTTTAGCAACTCCGAATGGGCGTAATGCATGGGTAGCTAGTCTGTATTGGATGGTCGATTTTCCGATGCCTGAGCCTCCTGTCAACCACAAGCACTGTGGTTCCATACGTACTCCTGAACTCCAAACTCCACACTTCTCGGCTTCACTCTTCAATTTAGATGCGACGATCAGCAATGTTCGCATCTGGTCTTTCATAGCAAGCGTCAATGTTGAAAAGTATGCACGTTGGATGCACACACCTTCCATAAACATCTGGCTCACTCTCAATGCTCCTTCGGTGGTCGAAAGAGCACTGGCTAGACCTTCTCGGGTAGTGTAGGTGGATAGTTCAGCTATCCACTTTTCAATCTCTGGGATTCCTCTGTGGGGGCTCATGGGGTCCGGTCCGTAAATGCACTCTTGGGCTGTGGTAAGTGCTAGTGACCACCACTCGCGGATATATCTGAAGATATCGGCGAGTCCTCGGCACGCTCCTGGGAAATCACGCATGCGGCGCATGATGTTATCTGGGGATTTGTCTTTTGAAGGCAACTTTCCAAGCACTCCGGCGGTTAGTAGAGTGGCAAAAAGGGGGGCGATGTTAGGTAGTAAGATGTTAAGTAGGGATTCGGGGGTTCCGGCAATTTGGGCTTCTGTGATGTCAAAACTAATGTAGTTGCGAAGAATTTCCAAAATGTGGGTGGGTAGTTGTAAGGCTGCTGCAATGATGTCCAATAAACACTTGGCAAGGGACCACGTGTTCTTGAGTAGTTGGTAAGTAATGTAAACTATGCAGCAGGTGGTGGCTAATTTGAAAACACCTTTTAAACTAATTGGAATGAATGAAAAAGTAGACTCCATCATCTCAGTGATCTTAGCTGGGATAGCTGAGATCGCGTCACGGACGGCGTATTCTACATGATCAATCTTTTCAGTAATTCTCGAGTGTGTTCCTGTTAGTGTGTCAGTAATTTGCGACATAGAAGATGCCGCGGAAGTGGAAAAAGTTTTTACATCGTCAGCCATGTTAGTAATAGAATTGGCTGCATTGGTAAATGGGCTAAAGATGCCCACTTGTGCTTCAGAAGGAAGCATTGCTAAGCGGATGATTCGAATTGTGTTTAAAACTAATTGGGAAGCAGTGGCAAGTCCACTGAATGCCTTAAGAGCTTTTTCAACTTGGTCGCGTTTATAGCAAACGCAGGGTGTCTTCTCACATCGAGGACAACCAGGGCCTGAAGGGCCAATCAACAATTCTCCATTCTGAGCTTCCGTGTGGTAAACTTCTTCTTCGTATTGTTGTTCGAGTTCTTCGTCATCAATTCGTTGTTCTTGTTGGGCGTATTCTTGGGCTAGTGCGCGGTTGTTGCGAGCAACTGCGTGGTTCGTAGTAAATTCAAGTTGTTCAATCTCAAAGTCAGAGTTACGATTATATCTAAAGCGATTAGGGCGATATAATCTTCCTCCGCGTGAGCGGGCTAGTTGGGCTAGTGTCATAGTCGGTTTGAATTCAGTGACGTTAACATTACAACCGTGGCAATGGGTCCTATTATGAGAACCGTAATTCTCATAAACATAGTGGTTGTAATATTCGTGGTGGCAAGGTACGTTATAAGCGGTCTGGGCGAGAGTCGAATAGCGGTAAGCGGATGCGGTCTTGAAGGCACTTGGGGAAGAGATGTTGTAAGAAATGTTGTTTTGTTTGTAGGTATCCATATTGATTCGCATGGGTAGAACAAGTTAGAATAATGTGAGAATGTACTAACCATGATTGTGTACTCACATTAAGCAAAGGTTTCTTCTGGTCATTAGCCAGGTTGCTACGTAAAACCCTATTTACTAACAAAAGACGCAATGACATTCAACGTGTATAGATAAGTACTGTGTTCCTGTACTGTTAGAAAAACGTTGAAAGAGAGCAACTAGTGGCTCCGATTGTCTTATGGGTAAATATGCTGTCAAGCTAGGCTTCAATCCCACGCAAACAGATTGAATGTGTTAGGACGGAAATTAAGATAAGTTAGTAGTGAAAGAAATTTGAGAATGTAAGTGAAAGTGGAACAGTAGGAGACGGGTACTCCGAAGGCACTCCGGCACCTAAAGGCTAGTGGTTTTAACTCAGTCGAGCTCTGAGAACTTAAAGCAGGCGAGCACTCCGAAGGTAACTCGTTACAGTAAGTGATCCATTAAGAAAGCAGAGAGGCACTCCGAAGGTAACCAATTACAGTCTTTATCTAAGATTCTTATATAAGATCG